ATTTGCCAGATATTCTTTTCTTTTCTTCTCTGATAATTTAGTGAGTCTATCAAATCTACCCTGATCTACGTAATCAATAAACTGTGTTCTATTTGCACCATATTCAACATTTAAAGGACTACTGATTGTTTGTTTAAAATCTTTGAGCATCATCACTAAAGAATTTTCATCCTTAGAAAAGAAATCTAATTCTTTATTCGAGTAGAACATGGCAGCCCCTGCCATGATTTCTGAATACTCAACTGCCATTTATCTGTATAAGAAATAGTGATTTATAATTTCAATCTTCTCATGTGCCTGTGCGATAGCATTTATCTCACCATCTATTGTACCCATGACATCTGAATGCTCACCAATACCCACAGGTTGATTCAGATATATCTCAACATTCTGTTGATGTATTGCAATCAAACCATTATAGTATGTGATTTGATTTTTTAGAATCTGGTCACGCAAATTAATCATAAGTCTCCTTCTAAACGATTTTCTGATTTGTAAACATCAAACTCTCCGCCTGGATATCTCTTCTTCAACTTCTCTACATTACCAGCAATGACATCATCGAGTGTAATGTTAAGTGCCATGCATGCCTGCATCACATACCACATAACGTCACCCAACTCAATAACAAGATGTTTTCGATTGTGGTCACTCCAAGGTTTACCTTGGAAAACCATCTTCTTAACGATCTCCATAAACTCACCACCCTCAGCACTGACACCAACAGCAGCAGTAAGAAGTCTGTGAATATTGGAACCCTGTCCGTCAAGGTCATCCAAACTTTCAACAAAAGATTGATAATCCTTACTGGGATCGGATGTGACACCATCCACGAATACAGCGTACTTAGAAAGGTCAACGGTATGATCTGTGTAATTGATGTTTTCTTGTTGATCGTTGTGTGTGTTGTAGTCTCCAGACATTTTTAAAACTTAAACTCGGCAAATTTCTTTGTTGTTTTATCTTCTTCATTGTACTCTACATCCTGTCCACTGTCAAGCAAATCATCCTGTGCTTGTTGTTCACAGTCATATAATCTCATTTTTGTTCGGTCAACTCCAATCACAAATCTCCGATTGTATGTCGGGTCATTGTATCTATTCTTAAGTTGTTTAACCATTATCTGCCCCAACGCTTCGAGTTCCTCAGTAGATATAAGAGCAAACATAAGATCAGCAGTGGCTGGAAGACCAAAGGACTCACTTGTGTCAGTAAGATCGACATCACTACTAGCAAAGCCAGAGCGAGTCGTCTGAGTAGCGGAGACGATAGGAACATTAGCTTCAACTGCAAGACCCCTGAGCTCTTCAGCAATCGCCTTAATATAGGAATACGAGTTAACATTTGATCCAGCCCTGTAACGTGATGATGCACATATATTTAAGTAATCTATGAATATTATATCAGGTTTGAAAGATTTTTTCAAGGCTAGTTCATTAAGTAAGGCCTTGAAGTGACCTGAGTGAGCAGATGCAGTCGGATATTCCTTGATGATAAGTGACCCTTGAGTCTTCTTTGCAAGATTAGTCACCTTACTTTCAAAGATTGGTTTCGGTAAATCAGTAATCTCTTGTATGTTTACATTTAAAAGATTTGCATCAATACGTTCCGCAATCTTTTCTTCTGCCATTTCTAATGTTATGTATAAGACGTTCTTTCCTTCTAGGAGAACAGAACTAGCATGATGACACATAAACAGAGATTTACCAACCCCAGTGCCTGCAAGTGCGATATTGAGCGTCTTGTTTGGAATGCCTCCTTTTGTAATCTTATTAAAATATTCGAGGTCGAATTGTATCCGACTTTCTTTCTTATTGTAGAGTTCGTATCTTTCTTCATAGTCCTCTAAGTAATCGTGGCCTACATTACGATTAAAAGAAACAGATAAAGCGTCTGATAATATTGTTGGTATTGCGTCTCGGTTTTGTTTGTCATCTTGTCCATCTGCAATTTTGATTGACTCCATCAGAGCCAAATAAATTGCACGATCACGACACCATTTCTCTGTCGTGTCACTCAACCATTCAAGATCGCATTCAATATCTTCCAGTTCATTTATCGTTCCGTTTATATTTTTGACTTCTTCTTGCGTGATATCACGTCTGTCTTCAATTTCAATGAGTAGTACTTCTTTTGTGATTAAGCTATTGTACTCTGCTGCATATTTAGTAATATGCTCAAATACAACTCTCTCGTCACGTTCATTGAAGTAATCTGGTTCAATGAAAGGTAAAACTTTTCTGAGATATTCTTCGTTATAAACTAAATTTCTTAGGATAACTTTTTCAATACGATCCATTTAAATATAATGAAAATAAGTAGTCAAGATATATTTTGTACCTGATTTAACTGGTAGTCCAGCGTGAGGAAATGTCCATAGACTTGGAAAAACTAAAACACTACCAGTCTTAGGATGAATCATTTTACCGTCAACAAACTCTGTCTCTCCTCCAGTAAAATTATCATTGAGATAAACAAGAAAGGCAAGCCATCTTCTTGCAGATGCGTAATCAGATACATCAATATGAGTGTCAAATGAATCCCCAACATCATATTTTTTAATACGCATCTCTTCAAATCCATACTTCTGAGGTAGTATATCATCATAGTATCCTATATCAGTAAGATACTTCATTCCTATCTCAGAAAATTTTGATACAGACCAGCATATTCTGGCAGATCACCTATATTTCTTTGATAAAAATTAGGTCTATGATCTCTTTCGATTCTATCATTCTCTTCATCTACTAAACTTATCAGTTGCGAACATGTTGACTCAGAAAGAAAGTCATCATAGGTTTCTACAAAATCACTCTCCGTAACTAAATTCTTCATTCGAAGCTTCTTCAAGTTTTTCCATTACTTCTTCCGTGAAATACTTTTCTGGATCCTTAAGTATTGCAGAAGGAAATACACTGCTATCACCAACAACGATCCGATTTCCTTTGCGCTCAAAGACTCCATGCTTTTCACCCAACTCCAAAAGTCCGTAATATCTATCGAGTCCACGCTCGTCGTAATAAAGTCTAATTTCAACTTCCTTGTTCTCCTTGCTTAAACGTGATTTATGAGTCTTTGCTTTGATAATGTTTCCAATGACTTCCTTACCATCCTTTTCCTTTTTCTTTGAGAGATAAATGATCGTAGATGCTGCGTACTTGAGACCGCTGCCTCCACCCATTTCTTTTGTAGGGAAGTAAGAACCGATAACATCATAGGTGTGGTTTGTGACGATTAGTGGAATGTTTGCTTGACCAAGTTTGAGTGTGAGCATACGGAATGCACCTTTGACAAGTTGTGATTTAGTCATGTCACGAACTTGTTTGTCATTCAATGCATCAGTGATCTCTTTCTCAGTTGAAAGCATACCGAGAGAATCAAGTACAAACATACAAGGTTTGCGACTTTCTTCATCTGATTTTAAGTATATATCAACAGCTTTCAACGCCTTTGATCTAAACTCTTCAATTGTTACCACATTAACAACAACAAGTCTTTCAAGATCGATACCTCTAGATTCCAGTAATCCACGATTAACTGCGGCTTCTGTATCAAAATATAAACAATACCCATCAGGATTATTATCAAGGAAGTTTTTGACCATTGCGAGGGAGAAAAAAGTCTTTCCAGTAGAGCTCTCACCAGCAATAGCAGTAATCTTGTTCCTAGATACACCGCCAAATATAGAGCCTGATACAAGGCCGTTAAAAATGTACGAACCTGTGTCAATAAATGTTTCAGTCGATTCGGCCTCTGAGGCGAGTTGGGTGTATTCATCTCCAATCTCTTTTACTATTTCTTTTAAAAAATCCATAATGATTTAGTCTTGTTTACATTCTATCACATTCCACAACAAATTACCAGCGATTGTTACTCTTGGTTCATCTGTGTTATAGAATGGATATACTTGGTGGTGTAATGTTGATGGAAACACCATCATTGTGCCTTCTACCTCTGGACTCATGTAGATAGGAAACTCTACAGTATGTCCTAAAATATTAGAATATGTGAATTGAAAATCAGATGCAGCCATAGAATGAAATGGTAAATTATGTTGATCCTTATAATCCGTAGGAATTTTCATCCATATTACAAATGAGGTAATACCATCATGCATATGCATTGGGTTAAACTCAGTTTGATATTGGTAATTCACCCACCAATTTAATTTTAAAGATGGTTGTAGTTTATGTTTGATAGACTCATCAACATCTACAGGCGGTTCATAGTTTCTAGGATCTTCTTTTATGATTTTATCTGTAAGTGGCCCTACAATTTTATCCCTAAACCAATCATCTACATCTATTAGTCCTAAACTACCCGATATATTTCCAGCAAGTTTATGACTATAATCGTTACTGTTGTCTACATTATCTTTTTCTGCTTGTTCAATACAAGACCAAAGATAATTCATGACATCATCAGATAACTTTGTTTTATACAAAGGAATATTTGGAAACTGCCAAGGTTCCCACAATACTTCTTTCTCTTCAGGCATCTCTGTTTGGATAATAGACTTGTACGAAAGATTCACACTTAGGGCATGAAAGATTAGTAACTATAGAGTACTCCTCTTCACATCCATAGTCTTCGGCATCAAAATCTGATCCCCATATCAGTTCAGTGTTACAGTGCCAACAGTTCACTTCTAAAATTTCTCCTTTTGGTGGAGATTTTTTTGCTTTGTTTGGTCTACTAAA